CTCCTCAGGCTGCCATTCAGAGTTATCAAATAAATCTTCTTGCGTCATCTCAGGCGCATCTTCTTCGCGGCTGCCATCAGTCATCTTTTTTCTCCTTATTTTTAACTTGTATTATTAGGTCATTGTCTGGGATATAGAGATATTCAATATCACTACTTGCCAATGTTCTAATCGCATCTTCAATAGTTTCCACTAGAGGTTCTCCCCCTAAATTGAAAGATGTATTGAATAGTATAGGTACTCCAGTTTGAGCGTGGAATTCCTTAATCATTGCGTAATACGTTGGATTCTGGTGTTCTTTAACAGTTTGAATTCTACAAGTACCATCTATATGAATGATTGCAGGAATCATATTCATCTTCTCTTCCGAAGAACAATTCATTGCATACATCATATGAGGAGATTCTTCTAAGCCTCTCATATCAAACCACTCATCAGCATATTCGTGCATAATCGACCCTGCAAATGGTCGGAAATATTCTCTATGCTTCACCGAATTAACGTAATCTTTACCATCTTCTGTTCTTGGGTCAAACAATATAGAACGATTTCCTAATGCTCTAGGACCATTCTCGCACTGACTTTGAAACAGAGTGACGATATTCCCCTTTAATATTAGTTTAACCGCATCTTCTGGACTTTGTTTATCAGTGACGGCAGTAGCGCCATACTCTTTCGCAATAGCAACAATTTCTTCATCAGTTGCAGTTACTTTAGGTCCAAGAAATAGTGACTCACCAAACGGACGAATATTCGTATCTCCAGTAAGACTGTAATGGACAAGTAGGGCGGCACCCATAGCGGTACCAGCATCATTTGAAATTGGCTCTACGTATATGTTAATATCTTCATCTTTTAGTTGTTCGAGATACCAATAGTTAGCGACACAATTTAGACCGTAACCACCAGAGATAACCACATTATTATTAGCACTCATATCCACTGCTTTACGAATCAATTCTAATACCATCTGTTGAGATTCCGTCTGAACAGCATATGCCATATCCCTACGGTTTTGAAGTAGAGTAATATCTGCTTCCATATCAGTGTCAAAATTATCTAAGGATTCATATCTTTCAACATTGACAACTGCGCCATTAGGATAAGTAGGAATAATTACATTTCTATCTGTAGTTCTCCACTTACCAGTTGGTCCACCATCAGTATAAATCTCTGGGATTTCTTCGTTGTATTCGCCATAAGGGAAAAGACCCATAGTCTTTCCTGCTTCAATTGGCTGCCAACCACAATATTGAGTAACTGCCTCATATGCTTTTACGATACCACCAGAGTCATCAAGAACCAACTCGTGTGTTCCCTCTTCTCCTTCTCTATCAGATTTCATTTCTGGTATTTGAATAGAAGGCCAAGGACCACGACCACCTTGATGTTTATAAAGGGTCTTGAACTTGGCTGGGTAAGCACAATCAAAAATTGTCTCTAGTTCCCAAGTCATCTCCTCTTCGCCATTGATATTCATAGGAATGAAAGTTCCTGCACCATCAACAATAACAGCACAAGCAGATTCAAATCCTGAGCGATAAAAGGCACAAGCGGCGTGCATCTTGTGGTGCCATTTGTCCATCTGAATTACTTGGTCTTGTGGATTACTAATCAATCGCAATTTCCTGGCGAGTCCAACTATCACATTATCACCGCTAAATTCTACACGACTTTCATCAGGTTGTGTATGTGAGATAACAAGATAATCAATTTTATCAGTGTAATCTAGAATTTTGACAAGTGACGCATAAGGTCCACCATCATATTTCTGTCGTGAAAGCCTCTCTTCTTCAATAGAGAAAACGATTTCCCCATCTTTCAGTAGGCATACACCCCCATTATGTCCTCTGGCAACTCCAGCAATCCACTGTGGCATAATTATTTCTCCTCACTTAAAAGATTTTTTGGCTCAAAGTCATAGTTAGGAGTCTCCATTTGATTCGGCTGTCCACCAGCAGTAGGTATAGATGGGTCAGGTTTATTATGAGCAGGTGCACCACAACTTCCGCCTTGTGCCTGCATTGGTGTAGGTGCTTGTCCTTTAAATGTTCCGCCAGTACCCATAAATTCAATAACTGAATCAACAACCATTTGCTCTTCTCCTACTTCAAGCATCATAGCACCGTCATTCATTCGGTCTAACTCATCATCCATTGAAATACGAATTGGAGAATATACTCGTCCCTTCGTGGCTCCCATATCTAGAATATCAAAGTTTTCGTCATCGACATAACTAATATTAATAGGGATAGTAGAACCAGTAACAACAGTAGCAGTTTTATCAAACGCTTTTGCCAGATGCTGTCCGAGGGAATCACAACCCAAGAAGTGGTCAGCACTAGCAATCATAGACGCCCATAATCTAAGATTAGGTTCTTTTGGCATAGCAACCTGATGGTCTGGGTTTTTTGTGAGAGGGAGTGGCAATTCACTCATTACGCACACACCATATTTTACTCGGAGTTGGTCAATGATATTTACAATATTTTGTACTTCAAAAGAACGTGAAGTCGGGTCAATCATAAAATCTCCCATTGGAGTAATAGAACGTCCGAATGGTTGAACAATGACAATCTTGTCTTTCTTTAATCCCGCTTTCATCTCTTGAATGGTCTGATATCCAGTGACCATCTCTTGCTTACTGAGTTTTAGTGTGGGTTTTGGAAGTTCTCGCGGTTCATCAAGTCCATTGATTTCAATATCAAACGCTTGAGCCAGAGAACATTCTTGATTGAAGTATGCGTTAATTCGATACGGTTCTAGTGTAACCAAGTCCTTGTCTTTCAAATGTTCATTGAATAGACCTTTGTGCCAGACTTCGTATGCTTTATTCTGAAGGACAGGATGTCCTCGATATAAATCCATACCACCTTCACATACGATTACGAAATCAGAATCACCTGAATCTTCAGCATATCGCTCAAATGCTGGAATAGAACATAGTACCCTGCCGGCACCACCATTGATAAAGAACGCTTTAGAACGTGCCATTATATTTCACCTCACTGTTAATTATAAAAATCATCTTAAATTACATCTATTATAACATAAACGGTATTACGTGTCAACCCTTTTTGTTATAATATTTTGTTCTTTACTTGATATCTACTATTATTTATAAACCTAAAAAAGCCCCCATTCTGACGAACGGAGGCTTTTAAATTACTATTTAACTAGATTTTACTCATCAACACCAGTGATTGGAGCCAATTGAGCGATAGCATCAGCATCATCGGCAGTACGTTCAGAAATCCGAATAACTTTATGCTCTGGGTCCTCGTCCCGTGGATACGGGTCATCATATTCGCCATCAGGAGCAGTTGGGAACCGAACTAGATGGTTCGGCACAGCGGCCCAAACAGCAGGAATATCACGCAATTTCTGGCGATATGCCGTCCATTCCGCTTTAACTGAATCAGGCATATCTTCGGCAATTCGTGCATCAGACGCCTTCAATTTAGCATTACGTTCTCCACGGAGAAAATCATCACTATATCTACGAAAATCAGTTCTAAACACTAGAGGATTAGTATAATCATCGATAATATCATTTTCTGAAAAAATCATTCGTGGGTCTGAAGGGTCAATAATAACTACATTATCATCTTCTACAGGTCCAACAGCGACTTCATAGAGTTTTCTCTCAGTGAATCCACCGAAGAGAAGTGCAATTTTAATTGTATTCTCATCTGTATCAGCGTTAAGTTCTGCTACTTCGCAATTTGCAGGGACAGGACGGTCTGTATAATTGTCTTTGTCCCAAGTTTGTTCTATGTCGGAACTTTCTTTATCAATCCAGAGGATTAGAGTAGACGGCCCATCATAACTCTGCGTAGACGTTTTACCTAACGCTCTTGTTGGGACAGCCTGTTCAAACTCGTCTGGAATGTCATAAGTTACGACTTTTTGTATATGTGCCATTTTATTCTATTCTCCTAAAATTCTATTATTTATTGGTAAGTCACTTTGACTAATCCACCTGCACCGAATCCACCGACACAACCAGTACCTGCGGCGTTTCCGTTTCCAGCACCACCTCCACCAGGGAAGACTGAGTGAGCAGAACAACAAGCGTGATTACCCGTACAGTAATGCTTACCACCACCAGCCCAAGGGGCTGTGAATGGGCCTGAAGGACTACCTTGTCCGTTCTGGATATCAGTACAACAGTCATATTTTCTGAACATTCCAGCTTGGATTCCTCTGAAACATACATCGCCACCTTGAGCGGCATCGTTACAAGTATTATTTACCCAACCTGCGTTGAAGTTGCCTACGTCACACTGCATAGTACCAATGTGGCAGTTATAACAGTTAGATTGAACATCCCAAGATGTTGACCCACCGTGTCCACCGATTGCACAGAAGTTAGAGAGGCCGTCACCAGTTACATACGAAGTACATCCGTGTCGGCAGTTTCTGTTACAACTTCCGCAACAAGAACAATCTGAAGTTCCGCCAGAACATAACATAAAGACTGATTCTGAGCCCGCAGTAGATACAAAATCTCCTGCATCTTTACAAATCGTTTTCTTGTTATAGTTTCCACCGGCACCACCGTGACCAATGTCATAATCGTATCCAGCGGCGCCACCAGGGCCTCCACCAGAAACTAGTTCAAATGATATTACTTGTACACCAGTAGGGACCGTCCAAGAGAGACAACAACCACCATTAGACACTGACCAATGGTTTGTGTTACTAATCATAAAATCTCTTTGGGGTTCAGACTGAACGCCTGTATCAACCATATTCTGAATTGTAGCAACTCCAGCAGAAACCGTTGAGTCAATCGTTCCTTGAGCGGTTGCTTGTACGCCCGAAATGTCTTGTAGACTTTCGTATACGTGATTGGCCATCAAATCTAACGCGGAGTTAGTTGATTTTGCCATTTGGTTCATTTTACCAAGTGTTAAAATATCCATTATTCTGTCTCCCCAATGTTCATTGTCGAGTTCGTAGCAGGACGCTCGGCATTATTTTTAATTTCTTCAGGAGAGTTAGGGCGAGGAACCGTGTGTGGTTCTTTACCTTCATATGTTGCTGGCAAATCTCTCAGGGCTTGTCGATAAGTATCCCAGGCCGCTTTCTCATCGCCTTCTGGTAACATACCCTTGATATCTGTAAGTTCAAGTTCTGCATTTCTTCCTGCTCTAATTTCGTCCCAAGTCACAGGCATTCCAAAATCTTCTGGTTTGCGTAAAACTAAATCCCATTCTTCTGTGTCAAAATTCCAAGAACTTTCCATTGGGTTCCAAACGTGGTCAGGTGGAATCTTATCATTTGCTGGACGGCTATAATAAACTATTCCATCAGCAAGGCTATCTTGCTGTTGAGGAAGGCTAGTATAGTTAGGAGTATCATCTCCTACTGTCTCAGGTTTTGTCCAGATAGCACATAAATGAGGATTAGTTGTGCAGTCGATTTCAATTCGCTCTGCATCTAGAGGAACAGGCAAGGCTCGAATAGCATCTGCCATTTCTTCTTCAACCCCGTTCTCAAAATCTCCATCATCTGCATAGTTTGTTTTGATTGGATTCTTATTCCATTTACCTTTGTTTTCGCCATCTTTGTATACTTGTACCCAGATAGTGTCCGGCCCTAGATAAGACATACTAGCAGTATTACCGGCAGCCGTACTCTGGGATAGATACTTATCCGGCACTGGATACGTCATTTCAATATTCAATTTAGCCATTTCTAATATATCTCCTAATTATTTTTAACTAACTTTGTTATGTCTTACGACCAATACGTTACTACGACTGCACCGCCGCCGCCAGCTTTTCCGCAACAGCAACCGCCTGAAGTCATTCCGGCAAACCCGCCAACGCCAGGAGATGCTGGTGAACCACCGGAGTGCATACCGAAAGTACAAGCATCTGGTGAATGAGCATCGCCAGTTCCTAGAGGGCCTGGGGCACCTGCCGCAACTTGCCACAATCCGCCAGCACAGTACTGGTTACTATGTTGCCAACTTGAACGTCCGCCTTGTCCGTAATCGCCACCCCAAACAGGAGCACAGTTAAAACAAGTGTGACAACAAGTGTAACAGTTGAAACTCTTACATTGGTGAGCGGATTCGTGCCCGCCTAATGCACAAAAATTCGATAATCCTGGACCATTTACGTAACTTGTATGGCCTTTGCCAATACTTGAGCCAGGGTAACAACAACCTGTTCCCGCTGAACAAATGTCATAAACGTCTGTACCATCTCCAACGAAATCTCCGTCTTCAAAGTTAAGATGTTTAACAACATATCCTCCAGCACCACCAGGAAGTCCTACCATCATACAACAGCAAGCACCCCAACCAGAGCCTCCACCACCGTACATTTCAAACTTAATTCCTTTAGTGTCTGCAGGTACAGTCCAATTACATACGTGCCCACCAAAGTTAATTGCTTCTTGTCCCGTTTGACCTTGGCCACGTTGACAGCCAACAAAGAGGACTCGTTGAGGTCCACTGCCTGCTCCTCCGCCTGCCGCAACTAACTCTGCTACACCATCTGCGGTAGTTTGAGTAAGTGTTGCTTCGTTTCCGACTTGGAAGTCGCAAACATCTTTTAAAGCGGTAAATGTCGCATTGGCTAGATATTCCAAGGTTTGGTCGACATCTTTCGCCATTTGGTTCATTTTACCAAGTGTTAAAATATCCATCGTTTTTTAATCTCCAGTGTTGTCATATTCAATTCTATTTATATTAAATATTTATAATTAATTCTAAGAGCATCTATACTTCCCAAGCATCTTTGAGAGTAACAATACCACGCATATTCTCTAGCACACCGTCATATCTGCTAGAAGTGTATAGCAATGATTCTGGAGTACCTTTAGTCCAAGATTGTGTCTTAAACGACCAAGAGTCGTTAAGAGTGTGTCCGTTAGGATTCTCGAATTGAATCATAATACCGTTCTTGTAGTTCGTACCAGCAGTTGAAGATGCAGAGAATAATGACGCATTCGTGTTTCCTTCTGGTCCGAATAGTGCTAAGTCTGTGTTGATATTGTTGATTGAAGCGCCAGAGTGCATCACTGGGCCAGCAACAATAACAACGGGTGTTTTATAAGCAGTTCCGGGATTCGTAATGTTAATTTCTGAAACATTACCTTGAAGCCCTAGTACCGCTGTTCCTACTGCACCGAATCCAGTTGGCTCTGCGTGAGCATCAATGACGATAACTCTAGTTCCACTAGGCACATAGTCTTGCCAATCTTCAACAATCGTTGCGGCGCCAATTCCGTTATTTTGAACAACTACTCCGACAAAGCCATTTCCGACAGACTTAGTAGAGGTTCCGATTAATCCACCGGCATCAGTAACTAATACAAGAGGCTCTGCGTAGTTTTCACCACGACTAGTTATAGTAACATCTGTTACTACATTATTAAGGTCTGGTGTAAGGCTTGCACCTGAACCAGTATCTAGTGGGTCGTTGATAATGAAGTCAATATCAGTGTAGTTCATACCACCTTTAACAACAGTAATTGATTCAATTTCACCAATACCAATTGGCATTGTCCAAGTTCCTGAGGCTGTAGTACAATCTCCTTCAGTAAGTTGTGCAGTATCAGTACAAGAACCGGCAACCACGGCAGTAGTTAATACTGGGCGCAAGATTGCACCTGAACCGTATAGACTGCCTGTAGACGCCCCTAAGTTGTCAAACGTAGGAGTTCCAGTTGGGTCAATCGCCAGAATTTTCGTTTCTGGAGAATATGATATTCCTCTATTGGCTACAGTAACAGCCGCGATTGAACGATTAGTCGTTACAGTTGCGTATGCGCCTTCACCTGGGCCAGAAATATCAATAATTCTAACTTGGTCAGCAACTACATATCCTTGTCCTGGTCTATCAACCGCAATGTTAGTGATTGTTCCTGCGGCATCAACTGTAGCAATTCCTCTTACTCCGCCACCAGTTGTTGAAATTAAATCAACATAAACACTGTTATCACGTACCCAAAGAGTAGCCTTGATACTAGTGTCATTATCATCTTGAAGTTCATACTTATCTGTAATCTCAGTTTCTTTTGTGATTACGTATGTGAATACAGCATTCTGAGGAACATCACCAGAATCAAACATACCACCCGTATGAGTGATTGTATGTGCTTGAATATCGAGGTTTGTAAACTCAAGAGTATCTCCAACATTTGCAGAGATAATAGATGGAACAAAAGCATTGTTCTGAATATCGACACTGACTGTTTTAGGAGTAGTATCCGTATATCCTGTGCCTGCGATTGACACTGCAAATCCGGCTATTCCGCCATCAACTAGTGTCATTGAAGTTGCGCCCGCAACAGTAGGTGTTCCACCAGAAATTGCAACGGTATCACCGACAACATAATCTGCTCCACCATTTGTAACTGTTACAAAATCAAGGCTATCATCTTCTTTAAGAGTAACATAAGCATCCGCTAGTCCACCGGTTGAAGTGGTGAAAGCAACAGTGATAGTAGGATTAACTACGTGAGTTGTAACTTCTCTTGGATGAACGTGTGCTCCGTTAGTTGCAGTAAATTCAAATGATTGATTGAATACGTTCCAAGATACAGTTTGGTCGTGCGTATGGCCAGCATCAACAGTTGTTGATAAGACTGGAGTTCCAGATTTAACAAGATTAACTTCTGTCTGAGTCAAATGAACTTTGTGAACGTGAGCATCTCCACCAGGTACAGCGGCAACGGCTATCTCATAGTAACCAACATAACCAGCACCAGGAGATTGAATTTGAACTGCCTCTACCATTCCATTTTTCAATGTCTTAGTAGCAGTTGATTTTGTCTCTACTGAACCGGCTTGGTCAACTGCGCCTTTATCAAAAGTTCGTGCCGCTACGTTGGCAGAAAATCTGCTTCCTGCGGATGAAATAACAACATCAGAAACGCCGTCATCATAGACTGCGTTAAGGATTGCGCCTGTTCCTTGTTTTCCATTTGCATCAATTGTATATGCGTAAGAATCAATAAATCCAGAGTCATCATTAATAAACACTTTATAGATAAGTCCGTCAGATAAACTACCTACATATGATTCACCTGAAATACCATATTCATAACTACGTGTGAAATCGTCAAGTAGAGCCACAATAGGGTCAAAATAGTTTTCGCATTTAGTAGGAGTGTCGTATGTTCCACCAGAACCATCGATATCCGATGCGTTATGGGCTGACATTACTCCCCAACCAGTCACGGCACTTGTTCCGTCGTGACAATATGATTGATAAGGTTTGAACATTACTGTGTCATAATGTTCTGCAAAGTTTCCTGTAACTCCAGAATTATAGACAGTATTGCCTGCGATATCTGTAATTTTTACATAATCTCCGCTATCAATTCCACCAAACATTAGTGCCGCGTCAACGCCACGTCTTATAATAAGTTCTGGGTTATCGGTATCAGCAATAGATGTATTATTAAGGATAGTTAAGTCAGTAGAAGGTGAGCCATCAACTTCGTGGCCAGTTACTCTGAATGTTTTAATTCCGCCTACTGTAGTAAGTTTGTTAACATCATATGCTTTAATCTTAGCAACTGAAACAGAACCGGTTGCGGCTTCGCTTTCAAGTTTAAGATGTTGAACGAATGGGCGTGGCTCTCCGACAATTTGCATTGATTCGCCAAAGGATGCAATAGCACCCGTTGTTGCGTTATAGGCAATGTGGTGAGTCACATTAGGGCCTTCTTCAGCAAATGTGATATTTCCTTCAGCATTATAAAGATAATCAGTAAATCCGATTTCTCTAGTCATTGAAGTATCAGCAAGTAATACATTCGTTTGATGAATTGAGTAGCCAGAATCTGCCGCGCCTGAAGTATATTGCGAAAGGTTCGCTAACATATCTGCTAGGGCTTGGGCGATTACAGAATCTTGAAATGCAACGTGACCAGTATAATCAGTGGTCAATTGCGACATACTATTTGTTATATTCGATTCAAGAGTATTAGCGTGATTAGAAAGAACATTTCCTGCGTCATTTGCCCAAGGGACAAAAGTCGTATTGACGAAACCTTGAACTTCTGTGTTCATATAAGTTTCAACAGCATTCATTGCCGTATTTGTTCTAACAACCACTTCGTTCTTGAAGGTGTTCTGTTGATTTTCTAAAGGAGCGGATATGTTGTCATTTAGCCAAGACTTCATTGAGGACGCCATTGCGTTCAATTTAGTCGGAATCATCACCGCCGGTGTGTTTGTATAAATTTCTACTTCTTCAGTATACGCCGTAACATCGATACTATCAAATGTAATATCTGGTATGTCGTTAAACGGGTCAACCGCAGTAGTTATGCTTGATAGTGTTACAGACATTGTATTTTATCTCCAAAATTGTATTCTTCTGATATATTTATAATAACTAAATTCATAATCATATCCATTTTATAGTATCACTACAGAGTTGATTTCTCTGAATGTAATACCGCTGTCATTTCCAACAATTACGTCATAGTTCCCTGTGGTCGGCATATTTGCCGGGTCAAGGGTGAATCCCATTCCTTCACTTGTTGCAAATGCTTCGATTGTGCTAATTAGTGGACTTCCACTCGCTCCAGTTAACTGCATCCAAATTGTATCTGTAGCACTAAAGCCAGTTCCTGTTACTGCGTATGAGGTAGCAGATATTTCAGGCACGTGCGTTACAGTAATAATTCGTAGGTGGTCTCTTACATTGAAAGTTGTTGCCAATGTAGCAGTATCACCATCAGTGTTAGTGATAACGAATGGTTGGTCACCAAGAGGTGTCGCTTCATTCACTGTGAACGAAACTTTAGTAGGTAGCAACACTGCGGTAGTTGCTTGCACAACCCCACCTACTGTGATTACCCATAATGGGTCAATACCGTCTCCAACTACTTCGACAACTGTTCCAGGCATTGTGCTTACAACTGTAGCATCCCAAATTCCTCTAGGTGCGATACAACTGGCTTCATCAATGAAAGTATTATCAGAACATTGTGCTGGTACTTCAGGAGACCACGTGGCTCTAGGTGCGATACAACCGGCTTCATCAGAGAATCCTAAGTCAGTACAAGTTCCTGGGGTCCAAGTATTTCCTGCACTCGTCCAAGTATTTCCTGCACTCGTCCAAGTTCCTGCATTATTTTCACAGTTTACTTGGTCGTAGTAAGCACCATTAGAACAAGTTCCAGCGTTAGTACAATTTGTTTCGTTGTTGTTAAATGCTGAGTCAGAACAA